TGCCTGCAAGAATTAAAACAAAACCATAACGGGCGGGTCATACGCGCGGGCGCGTACGCGGGCGGGCGCATGGGCGCGCAGGCGCGCGCGTAAGCCAGGGCGGCAGCGGGCGCGGGCGCTTTACGGCGGCCAGAATGGCCCAGGGCGGGCGATTATGGCGCGGGTAATACTAAGCCCTTATGCTAAATGATTGCCGCGCCTAGGCGCTTTTACGGCCTTTAAATAATAGGCAATAAAAAACCCGGCATATAGCCGGGCGCGTGAGTGTTGCGGGTTTATAGGTTGAATATTTCCGCTAGTAGTAAGGCCAGCAGCAAGCCACACAATACCGGGATCATAGAGCGCGTCGCTTCTCTATTGTGCCGCGTACTAGGCGGGCAAAATTGCGGGCCTTGTACGCGTTACTAAAGCGGCGGCAGGCCTGGGACTCTATGCCGCCTAAATAGGTCATATAGATAACGCGGTACATTAAAGGCCCCCTAATATTTCAGTTAAAACATTACGCGCCTGGTTTATATCATGCCAGGCGGCGCGGCCTTCATTGTCGCGGGCATTCAAAGCGGCATTATGTAAATGCGCGTCGGCCCTGGTAATTTTGCGCTCTAGGGTTGACCGGATCAATTGCGCGTTAAATGCGCGATTATCGGCAATTGCCTGCTCTAGAATTAATTTATCGCTGGTTGAATAGTTCATTTTAGTTAGCTCCCTTTACATTAGATCAAAACAATAGTCCGGCTCTAAGCCAAAAAAGTAATTGCAAGCCTCTTCCGGATCAAACCCGGCGGCGACGGCCTCGCGGGCCTCGTTTAATTGCTCAGTGGCCTCTTCCAGGGTTAAATTGTCGCGTCGCATAATTACGGGAATAATTGAGATATCTTCATTCATTTTTTAATTTCCTTTAGATTAGTGGATTGATTGAATATTAAAAACCCGGGCCGCTTTTTTGGCCTGGGAACCATGCGCCGGGAATCCGATAATGGCCTCCCGGTTACTAATCGCGCACAATTTACAATCCGCGCAGCTTATGCCGTCGCGGATTGTTGCCGGGCATACTACAATTTTCCGCCCCGCCGGGGTTGTCGTGTTTTCCTTTTGATCTATGGGTAAAACAGTCACTACAGGCCCCAGGCCCAGGGCGGCCAGCTTATCCGCGTGTTCTGGGGTATTGGCGCTAAGGTTTACAGTAAAACCCCATTCATTGCAGCCTTTAATATAAGCAGCATTGCGGCCGGTCGCCGGATTGTAATGGGTATAAGTAAACCCGCGGCGGCCTTTATTGGCCTTTACTAGATCACCAAGAGCGGCGCCGTCAATCTCTAGGCCATTGCCGGGTAAATCGCCCGCCTGATTATGGCGCCATAATTGGCCCTCTGGTAATGCCGCGATTTTGTCGCAAAAGTCCGCGAATAAGTCGCCCCGGTCGCCGCGCGTTACGGCGGCCCAGTGCAGCGCCAGCGGGCCGGATCCAGCATAGCAGCCCTGCGAATTATTAAAAGGGCATTCAGGCGGGCAGGTCGCCGCGCTAGTAGTTGATACCGGGATAGGCCCGGTTTTTTCGTTTGCGCTCTTAGGGGTTAGATGGTAACGGATCCCGCCGCCAATTTTGGATAATTGAGTATTCATTATTGGCCTTCCACTATTTCAAAATCGCCTACATTGTTCCCGTTTGAGTCATATATTCTATTTTTGGTTTGCCCGGCCGCTATTTTGTACTGAATAGCGCCTAATACATTGTGCAATTCATTAGCGATATATTCCGGCTCAAAAGCCGCGTTATCTAATCGGATTTGTATATTTAAAGTAGTCATTTTTTAGCTATTCCACAAATTAAGCGTTGCGTTATTGGCCCGCGCCTGGGCGCGGTTTAATTCTTGGGCGATATCATCGCCGCCTATGGCGCGGATCCAGCCGTAACCATTCCAGGCGCGCGCGTTAAATGAATAATCTAGGTCTAGGCGGTTTTCACCCCAGCTTACAGAAATAGCAGCAGCGCCGGATTGAATAGCGGCCTTAATTTTGCTTAAGATCTGGGCCTTAGACGGGCGGCGGCCCTGGAAATCAATATCAAATATAGGTGACATTGTGGACATATTAAAACCCTCCATTCAGTAAACCCCAGGCCAGGAATGCGCCCAAAATAGCGCCCATTACGGCAGCGCCCAAATAATCTAAAAACCCTGGTTTTTTGTTTTCCATTGCGCGCCCCTTAGATAATGAATTCCGCGTTATCGCGGATTGATAATTGAGCGGCAGCGGCCAGAATGGCGGCGCGGCTTTTGTTGCTCATAGCAGCGCGGTACATTGCACTAAGGCCACGCGCGGCAGCGTCTAAATTGCCGGTCATTGCGTGGGCCTGGATCATGCCAAATTGTTTTAATTGTGATTTGTTCATTTTTTGCCTTTACTTTAGATTAGGTTTTATCGGTAACGCGGTGGGCCGCTTGTTTTTATTAAACCCTACTACTGATCTACTTTTTCACCCTTGAACCCGCTAATAATTCTCGCTTTGTCTAGTGTTTTCCCGCGGCCCGACGCGTTAATAAAGAATGTAAACGATTGTTTTACACTTGTCAACCCTTTACGCAAAATAAATTTAAAGAGGCAAAACCTAGGTCAAATTGTCAAAACCTAGGTCATTGTTTAGGGGCTAAATGACCTATATCGGGGCTTTATAGAATAAGGGTTTAAAGCCGATATAGGTCAAATTGTCATTTTTTTAGATAGATACTATGGATTTGTATATTTATATAGGTCTATGGCGACAATGTTATAAGGCAGCGACTTAAAACGATATGACAATTTGACAATTTGACCTAGATTTTGCCGCGCCCGCCGCGGGAATTCCCACGCAAAAAAGGAAAAGCCGTCAACAAATACAAAATGACAATTTGACCTATGTTTAGTTAAATGACAATTTGACCTATGTTTAGCTAAATGACAATTTGACCTAGGTTATGGCCACGCGCCCGCCGGGCAAAATTGGCGTGACAATTTGACAATATGACCTAGGTCACACACGCGGCAGCCACGCGCCCCAGATAAAAAGCAAAAAGGAAAAACGCCCGCCGCGCCCTTATTCCGCCTACCCGCTAGCCCTTATTCTATATAGCCCTTGCAATAAAATCGCCCGCTAAGCCTTATAACTCGGGGCTACCTAGGGTATACCCACCCCCCTAGGGCCTTGCGCCCGGCTGTTGTGGCTGGGGAGGTATCACGAACAATTTTTATTTTTATAGCCAACGCGCCCCACCCCATTATTTTTTGATTTTTATTTTTCAAAAAATCCGTTACACTCACGCGTATGTTCCAAAGCTTCCCCTACGAACCTCGCAAGCTCGAAGCCACAGAAGCACGGCTCGAAGCCATAATGAAAGCCGCCAAGCTCGGCCTCAAGGGTGACTCGTTGGCGTTAGCTGCTGGCATGACGCCAACCGAATACAGGCAGTTGTGTTTGTTTGACCCCATTGCCGAATACGCAGAACTCAAAGGAAGAGCCGACGGTGAACGTGAAATGTCTGAAGTCTTGCATCTTGCTGCAAAAGAAGGCGACGCCAAAGCAGCCCTCGCCATCTTACAAAACGTCCACGGCTGGGTCGCCAAACAGCAACTCTCTATCGACGTTGAACAGCGCATCTCTATCACCGCTGCTCTCGAGCAAGCGCAGTCAAGAGTCATCGACGCTCTCACCGCCCAAGAGCCTGAAAGCGTAGAGTTTAAAGAAATACCCCAAACCAAAGAGAAATTAAAAGCAGCCTAATGCAAACTACCCGCTATTCCGCGCAAGATGAACAAGAACTCATGGCGCGGCTTTGGTCACCAGCCATTAAAGACAACCCACTAGCGTTTGTGATGTTTGCGTTCCCTTGGGGACAACAAGGCACACCACTTGAGCATTTCAATGGCCCTCGCAAATGGCAACGCCAGGTACTCACTGATCTAGCAGATCACATCAAAAAGAACAATGGGCAGATTGACTTTAGCGTCTTAAGATTAGCGATTGCCTCTGGGCGTGGTATTGGCAAGTCGGCCCTTGTATCATGGCTAGTCTTATGGATGATGACTACCCGGATTGGTTCAACGGTCATTGTGTCCGCTAACAGCGAATCGCAGCTACGCTCAGTCACCTGGGCCGAGATCACTAAGTGGTCGTCCATGTCCATTAACACCCACTGGTGGGAAATATCAGCCACAAGAGTCATGCCCGCCAAATGGCTGACCGAGTTGGTTGAGCGTGATTTGAAGAAAGGCACCCGCTATTGGAACTTAGAAGGGCGGCTTTGGTCGGCTGAGAATCCCGACGCGTTTGCGGGTGTTCACAATTATGACGGTGTAATGGTCGTGTTCGATGAGGCCAGCGGTATTGATGACTCCATCTGGGCGGTGACATCAGGCTTCTTTACAGAGAACACACCCAACCGCTTTTGGTGTTGCTTCTCCAACCCGCGTCGCAATACAGGTTACTTTTATGAAGCGATCGAGGGCAGCAAACGGGACTTTTGGCAATCTAGGCAAGTAGACGCTAGAGATGTAGAGGGTACCGATAAGAACGTGTACAACCAGATCATTGAAGAATACGGCCCTGACTCTTACCAAGCGCACGTTGAAGTGTATGGTTCGTTTCCCTCAGAAGGTGACGATCAGTTCATCCCGTCTAGTTTGGTGGACGAAGCCATGCGGCGAGCCAAGTGGCAAGATGATTCCGCGCCCATCGTCATTGGCGTTGATCCTGCTCGCTTTGGTTCTGACTCAACTATTATTGCAGTGCGTCAAGGACGGGATTTATTAGAGCTTCGTAAGTACAAAGGTGATGACACCATGACAGTTGTCGGTCATGTCATTGAGGCAATGGAACAGTACAACCCCGCTGTTACAGCAATCGACGAAGGCGGTCTTGGCGCAGGCGTCGTAGACAGATTGAAAGAACAACGCTATAAAGTGCGTGGGGTTAACTTTGCCAATAAATCAAAGAACCCCATGATGTACGGCAATATGCGCGCCCAAATCTGGGGGCAGATGAAGGATTGGCTTAAGTCTGCGAGCATCCCTAAAGATAAAAGCCTTAAAACCGACCTGATTTCACCAATGATGAAGCCAGACAGTAAGGGCGCAATCTTTTTAGAAAGCAAAAAAGACATGAAAGCGCGTGGGTTAGCTAGCCCAGACAGTGCAGACGCTATTGCGCTAACATTTGCGTTTCCTGTTGCACATCGGGAAAGTCGTACTACAATGCGAAAACAAACATACCAATCACAGGGCGCGGCCCTTAACTCATGGATGGGGTCATAATGGCAACTAAACCTGGACTGTACACAAACATTCACGCCAAGCAAAAGCGCATCGCTGCTGGCTCTGGTGAAAAAATGAGAAAGCCTGGCAGCGCAGGCGCGCCCACAGCGAAAGACTTTAAGCAGTCAGCTAAGACTGCTAAGAAAGGTAAATAATATGTTTAAGACAATATTAGAACTTTTTAACTTTGGCCGTAAAAAGCCTAATCTCAAGGAGCAACCATGCCTCTCAAAAAAAGCCCCAGTAAAGAAGCCTTCCGTAAGAACGTCGCAGCCGAAGTCAAAAGTGGCCGTCCGGTCAAGCAAGCGGTTGCAATCGCCTACTCGGTCAAGCGTGAAGCCAGCAGCAAAAGCAAAGGTAAAAAGTAAAAAATGAGTTTAAAACCATTAAGTAATTGTGTTTTAATTCGTCAAGACACAGAAAAATTATCTGAATTAATAGTTTTACCCCAAAGTAAATTATTTAGCGGTATCATTGTGGCAATTGGTGAAGGTAAAAAGAATCCAAAAGGATTTCTTGAACCTATGAGCGTCAAAGATGGCGACCATGTGCTATTCGGTGAATTTTCCGGGCAAAAGGTCACAGTCGATGGCGAAGAACTGCTTATGATGCGTGAGCCTGATGTGATCGGAATACTAAATGGCGTATGACCAAACTTCAATGAATATCGTCGGCAAAGTAGCCGACGTAGGCAGTAACCCCACCGCTACGCCTGAAGATAAATCAGAGTGTTTAGCTACTATGCGTCATCGCTTTCAAATGGCGATGTCGGCGTATTCAGAAAGTCGTGAGGATGAGCTAGATGACCTTCGATTTATGGCTGGTTCTCCAGATAATCAGTGGCAATGGCCTGCTGACGTATTGGCAACTCGCGGATCTGTTCAAGGACAGACCATCAACGC